TGAAATTGGAAAAGATGTCTTCTTTTGTTAACCCCAATGTTTCTAAAATGAATTTGTTATAATCTGCAACACTTGCCTGCTCTATACATACTTCATTATCTTCAGTTTCGTTTGCACACACACAAACTTTAATAACTTGTGCCGCTTTACGAGAAATGATACGCTGAATGGTTAAACGCTGTCCTGTAGCAGTGTTTAAAAGTAAAAGAGAAACAATAGCTTCATTTTCTGCATCGTTAATTATTTCATCCATTTTAATTTTCCGAAGTGTTTCTCCTGTAATTCCAATAGCGATAGCTTCCAGCATAGCGGATTTTCCAGAACCATTTGAACCTTGTGAATCATTGTCCATATTGTTACCAAAAATCAGTGTTGTATGTTTTTGTAACAATTTATAATCCAATAGCTTAAAGGCGCATAGATTTTTTGCATAAACTTGTATTAATGTCCACATATTAACTGATTTTATCGAGGTATTGCAACCCCATTTCTATATTTGAAATTCCTTTATTGGCACAAAAACTTGTATATTCTTGCTTGATGCCGGATTTGTCAAATTTTTTATCTAATGAATGAGATGTTGTTTCTGTAAGCGTTAGCTCTTCGGTTACGATTTCAACTTTTGTTGCTCCAGCTTCTAAGAGCTTCTGCTTATCAATGTTTACGGCTTCTTGAGTTGTACAATTTATCCTTGTTTTAATTTTGTATCTTCCGTCCGCCTTTATGTCATCCAGCTTATCCAGCAGCTTAGAATTTACTTGACTGGCGTTTATATCTAATACTTTGTAACGGACATTTACTTGATTCTTAACAAACTCATGGCTACCATCACTATATATAATAGTATAGCCTTTTTCTTCATCTTCACCGAAATTATGCTGCCTGGAAGAACCGATATATTCGATGTTTGTTCCTTTAATTGTACAACGGTTATGGTAATGTCCAACAAGAACTATATCAAAATCGCTGAAAATATTCGTAGGAAGTTCTTTTTCATTGGGCGTACTAAGCGCACCGTTGATGCCTTCGTGTATATAAAGTATATTGAAAACAGAATGGTTTAATTCAGTACGGACCATTTCTTTTAAACGATTGACAAAACTTCCATTCTCTGGAAAATAACTCATTATATACAGTTCTACATTATCGCTGATATTTATAATAGAATAGTCGTCTACTACATATACGTGAGGATATTCACTGAACAAATGGCTATAGCCTAAAATGGATTCTTGGTCAACCTTACAATGATTTCCTTCTGCAATTGTAATAGTAATTCCTGAATTAATAGCTTTTATAATAGCTTGACGAACAGCCATTAAAGTGTCGAGTGTTTGGGAAGAACGTGATAACCACAAATCTCCACCAATTATTAAGTCTTCAATTTTATATTGGTCGCATATAAACAATGCTTCATCCCAATTTTTTTGAAACTCTGGAATGTTGTCCTTTGATACATGGATGTCATTGAACAACAAGGCACTTGGTATTTTATTGCTCATTGTGATTCAAATTAAAAAGGGGTATGCTGGTATTTAGTATACCCCTTTTGTGGTGTTAAATAAATGGTTATCTTCTTCTACGTTCGGGACGTGCAGACCGGCGTTCGCGAAGCGGGGTTGCTGCCGGCTCATCAGTGTCATCATTATGTTCACCCCGTCTACGGCCCGTATAAGCGGGGGCTGGTTCCGGTTCGGGTTCCGGTTCTGGAGTTGGTTCCGGTTCAAGAGTAGCTTCTTGAACAGAACTTGAATTTTCACCATCAGAATTAATGGTACTTGAATTCGCATCACTGCGGTTATTGCTATTCTTTGCAACTTCCAATGCGTCTTCAATATCGGTCAGCAAATCCTCATTTGTTTTATTACGAGTAACACGAACATTCAATTCATTGGTATCAATAAATTCTCGTATTGCATCACGTAATTCTTGACCTTCTTCGCTCTTATCACCAATTCCGCGTTCATTGAGATTTTCCCAAATATCCCATAATGAATCCAAATCATTGTCGGATGTCGCATCATTGTCGTTATCATTACGTTCCTTTTTGTCAAATGAGAAATGAGACTTATCATCAGCCGGAAGTTCCATTTTAATTTTCTCAATGGCTTCTTCAATCTCTTTGCTACTCATAACATCCATTTCCATTTTCACATCATATTGTTTCAAGAATTCAATAGTTGCTTCCAAATGAAAACGTGAATAACGATAGATAGCGGATGGAATACGCTGCGTTTCCAATAAAGCCTTGATTTCTTCTTCAGACAAAGGATCCGCGCCTGAGAGCGTATCTATATTGAATGTGTAAGTCGTTTTCTTGTTTTCTTCTTTACGGGTAATTTCTACGGGAAAAGCGTCATTCACTGACGAGATCGGGCACAGGCACTTGGGATTTTTCTCCAGAAGTTTTTTCCATATAGCCAATTTACGATCTTCCAAATCTTTGTACTGAGAATAAGACAGGGTTAGTAATTGGATTCCTTCGCTACGGTTAGCTAAATCCAAAACATACATGGCACGCTGAGAGTTCCATTTTATACCACCCTCAAAGCCAGAGCCTTTAATCTTTTTCATCAGTTTTTCATCATCACCATACTTGTCTTCTGCAACTTGCAAATAAGTGTCAATCAAATCTACAGATAGTCCGGCATAGCTGGAGTGACAAACGTTTACAAAAAGCTGTTTGTCTTTTTTACCAGTGGAACGTGGGTTATCCAGTTTTAAAACTTGTGTTTTAATAGGATACTCGTATCCCTTACGTTCCAAAAGATAATTACCATCAGGCTGTTTTGTTGGAGCTAAGGGAAGAATTCGTACAGGATACGTGCCTACAGAATCAATACGGAAATGTTTGGTACGTTGAAATGACTGACTCTCACTTACACTTTTTTTGACTGCCTCTTCATAAGTCTCTTGGTTTTCCGCAAAGAGGTCATACGGATTTTGAATCATCTCTTCCATAAAATGAAATTATTTGTTTAATTTAGAGAGGGGAAGATTCCACTGTTCGGTATAAGCTCCAGCCCATAGTTCTTTTGCTTCTGGCATCTTGGTTGTTTCTTTTGGTGCAACCCTGATGCCCCATTCAGT